ACCGGATCACTCATCGCAGGAGTCCTCATCGAAGTGCTGCTGCGACACGGACACGCTGTCCACGTGGTCGTGGCCGGACAAGTGCTCGCGCTGGAGTTCCTGGAAGCGGGCGAGCGTCGCCTCGATGGCCGGGCCGGAGCCGGGCTCGTCGTTGTGGATCACCGACAGGGTGACGATGGTGGGCACGGGGTCTCCTCGGTGGATGGTGGGTGGCGGACTACGGGGCCGGGCGCAGCGGTGCAGCGCTACCGGTGTGGCCACCCGGTCCCCAGGTCCAGGACCGCAGGACCGGGCCGCAGATGCGATTGCCGTGCACACGGCAGTCCCAGCACGGCTCGTCCTCCTCACAGCGCAGCGGGAGCGGAGTCAGGACGCGGTAGTCCCTCAGCGGAAGCTCCAGCGTCCGAATGGGCGCGTGGAACACCTGGGGTACCTCGGCGGCTGCCGAGCCGCCTCCGGCGACGAGAGCGGTCGCTACGGCCGCGCTGGCGGCGAGCGTGCGGATCATGGTTCCTCCTTGGGTCGGGTGAATCGGACGGTAGCGCTAGAACGTGCGCCGGGTGTGGACGACAGCGGGACGGACCTCGAACCAGTCGGCCGGGGCGTGGCCGTCACGGCGCACCTGGAGCTTGGTCATGTCGGTCATCTGCATCCAGGCGTTGAAGGCGTTCACCGCCACGTCCAGGTCGGTCGCGATTTCGCGGGAGTTGTTGGAGGCGGTGTTGAACGGCGAGTCACCGGCCCACCGGCGGCGCACGGCCTGGATCAGCTTCGGGGTGTGCTCGTCGGCGATGTTCTCGATCACGCGGCGCAGGAAGGTCTCCACGTGCTCACGCCGGGCACCGCTGCTGTCGAGGTAGAAGCACAGCGTGCCCAGCATCGCGGCGGCGACAGCGGACTTGCCGCCCATGCGGGAGCCCTGCCGCAGGGTCAGGAACGAGGTCTTGCGCGCGGCGTTGCTCAGCGAGACACCGAGCGTCGCGGCCCACGCCAGCGGTTCGGAGTTCTCGTGGGCGAACGCGGCCACCGACTCACGGCGGGTGAACTCGGGATTGCCCTGGAGCAGCATCACCACGCGCGCCACCGCCGCCATCTGCTTGGCGTTCTTGGTGTCGGCGTCGAGCCAGTTGAGGATGTCGGCGGCCGTGCGCGGGGTGCCCTGGTCGATGGTGGGCATCGCCGCCGAGGACACGCCGCGCACCACGAGGGTCCACGCGGGCACACCGCTGGATTCGATGGCCTTGAGCCGGTGCTGTCCGTCGAGCAGGTGGCCCTCGTCGGAGATGACGATGGTCGCGCCGTTGAAGGTGAACTCGCCCTGCCGCAGGGTCTCGGCCAGGCCGCGCACGTAGGCACCGCGCACGCGCCGGTTGTTGTGGTTGAGGGCCAGCAGCTCGGTGGCGTCGGCGGGGGTGAGCAGCACCCCGGAGACGAGGATGGCGTTGCCCTCGATGTCGATCAGCATCTCGCGATCGGTGTTCGGGTCCATCGGGTTCCTTCCCTGGTGGTCACGGCTTGCTGCCGTACCCCGACAAAAATACCCGGCGAGCGGGTGTCGTCAAGCCCAATCAGGATTCACCTGGTCCCAGCGCCATCCGTCCGGGATCATCTGCCGCGCCACGGCCTTGGACACTCCCAGCGCCTTCGCAACCTTCGAGGGCGTGGCCCCGGCCCAGTACAGCCGGGCGGCCTGCTCGGCGTCCTCCGGCGTGATGCGGGCTGCGGAGCGGTCGATCAGGTCGCGCCCCATGAAGCCGCGATGGCGTCCACGGTCGATCATGTCCTGGACGTTCTGGCTCGGCGTGCCGGTGATCAGGTGCGCAGGGTTGATGCACGGCGGGTTGTCGCACTGATGGCGGACCACATGCCCGGCGGGGATCGGGCCGACCCAGCGCTCGTAGGCGATCCGGTGTGCGCCGATGCCCTTGATGGTGCCGTAGGTCAGGTTGCCGTAGACCCAGCAACCCTTGGCGCTGACCGTCCAGCCGTGTTCGTCCATGAGGCGGTGGAGTTCCATGAATCGAACGATAACTCTTGACAAGCGGGTATCAAGTGTGCCATTCGCGCGCGCGCGAATCAGCCATCAACTTGACAACGTTGTTATGATCATCGTCAACGACGTTCTTCAACGACCCCTCCCCTTGTCCTTGGGATGGTTGGACGACCCCAAGGGAGGACAACCCTTCCCCTTTGACGTTGGGGTTGTCTTCTGACATTTGATGCTGTATCGCGCGCGCGTACGTGCGCGCGAGGGCTGACGCGCCCGCTCCTCCCTTGGGGTCGTCGCGCGCTCGGCTACCGCAGGCACAGGCGCAGGATCAGGGTGCGAGCGGAGCTGCGCCAATTGGGCGCACAACGACACCCCACCAGGGCGTTTTGTTCAGTTAACAGAGGGTGTTATGGTTGCTGAATGGACGTTGACCGGGTGTTTATCAGCAGGATCGCAGCGGGGCTGCCGACGCCGGTATTCGCCGAGCCCGGTGACCGGATCGAAGACCTTCGTCTGGTCGAGCTGCGTGAGGTGCTGATCGCTGCGCGCGGTGAGGATGTACCGGTGAAGCTGTGCCCGAACCAGGGCAGCGCCAGGGTGATCGCCACTCGGCTGCGGCGGGTGCTCGGACCGGAGTTCATCGTCACCACCGACGAGGTGGGCATCGTCTCGGCGCGGGCGAGGATGGCGGGCGAGCCCGCCCGGCTCAAGTCGTCGCTGCGGTTCGACCGGTCTCGGTGGATGACGGCGGCCGAGGCTGCGGAGTATCTGGGGCTGAGCGTGCTGTGGCTGCGTCGGCTCTCCGATCGCGGTGAGGTGACCAGGAAGTACTTCGGGCGGCGCGTGTTGTATCGGCGCTCCGAGGTGGAACGGCTGCGCGCGCGGCGTGCGGCCGAGAAGGCAAACCAGTGAGGAAGTCGGTGAGGGACGTGGCTGATCTGTTCGCGATCCCGGCCCACAGCGACACGTCGTCGCTGTTCGAGGCGCACTACGACGGCGAGTGCGGGAACTGCTGGCGTCCGTTCTACGAGGGCGAGCGCGTGGGCTACATCGACGGCGACACGCTCGCCTGCGAGCAGTGCTACACCCAGGAGACCCGGTGAGCGCGCCGGACGACGCGCCACTGGGATGGCGCTCGCTGGTGCTCAACATCGCGGTGATCGGCCTGATCCTCGGGCTCATCCTGTGGATCTGGACGGGCGAGTGGCGCTGGGGAGCGTCCGGGGCGGCCCTGACCTTGCTGGCCGCCGTCGCAGGCGCTCCACGGCGCAAGGAGGCCCGCGACGATGCCTAGCAGCGGACGGCCCGACTTCGTAATCCTCGGCGTACCGCACTCGGACGGGAAGGTGATGGTGCTGGCCTCCACCGAGCTGCGGGAGGCCGAGTTGCAGTACGAGGCCGAGTACGCCGAATCGCTCTACCTCTCACGCCCCGAGCGCGTGTGGCAGGAGTACCGGCTGACCACGAGGATGCACGGCTACGTGATGGTCATCGGGGACAGCTACCCCGACGCGCTAAGCAAGTTGTTCGGGCAGTGGAGCCCGAGCGAGCACCCGCAGGACGTGCTCGATGCCGTGGTGCGCCGCGTGGACCCTTCACAGCTGCGCGCGATCGAAGGAGGATGACCCCGATGCCCGAGACCGACGTGGAGCGCGAAATCGCTGTGGCCGAGCGGCGAGTCGCTGCGATTCGCCTGCGCAACGCCGGGGCCTCGGTCGCGCAGGTGGCCGACAAGCTCGGCATCTCGCGCGAGCAGGCCGCGCGCGACATCACCGACGGCCTGCGTGACATCCTGCGGGAACCGGCCGAGAATCTGATCGCCAACCAGCAGGCCATCGTCCGCGACGTGATCCGCGCGATGTACGCGGGCATGGCCGCTGGCGACCCGAAGGCGTCCCAGCAGGTGATGCTCGCGCTGAGCCACCAGGCGAAGTTGTTCGGGCTGTTCGCCCCGACCCGCATCGTCCACTCCATCCCCGACGAGGACTTCGCCGCGACGGCCATCGCGCTCATGCGCGAGATCGGGCTAGGCGCGCCGGAGTCGCCCCGAATCCTGGATGCCGCGCCCACCGACGAGACCGATTGGACTACCGGATGAGCAAGAACTACGCACTGATCTGCCCCGGCTGCGGCCGTGGTGTCGGCCCGGCCAACCCCGAAGGCGACGAGCCGCCAGCACCGCCCGAGGGCGCGGTGCTGGCCTGCAACAAGTGCCTGGCCCTCTACATCTACGACAGCGAGTGGCGCACCCCGACCGTCAGCGAGCGCGCCCTGATCATGACCGACGAGCGCATGATCAAGATGATGAACTTCCACCAGGAGATCGCGCTGTGGCAGGACGGGGATCGCGAGCGTATCCGCGCGTGCGTGATGCCGTTCCTGCTGTCGCTGCTCGCGCACGAGACCACCGTGGATATCGCGGCCGGGGATATGGCCGACGCGCTGATCGCGGCCGACTTCCACACCCACCCCAGCGAGGAGCTGATGGAGGCGTATGCCGATGACGAGTGACGAGGCCGAGCGGCTGGCCGCGCAGATGGCGGCCGGTTTCAAGCGCATCGGCGACAACCTCAAGGCGATGGGCGTGCTGGGAGCGGTGATGCGCGGCGATATCCTGCAGGCGCTGGCGAACCTGTCCCAGATGCCGGTCGAGACCATCCGCGAACTCAGCGCGGCGGCCTCGCTGCTGGGCTCTCTCGCCGACGAGGAGCTGGTGCGTCGTGAGCGCTGAGCGCAGGCCTCACCTCAAGCGGTTCTGCCCTCTGCGCGAGCAGGAGGGCTGCGACTGGGAGCAGGTGACGAGCTGGTACATCGGCTCGCCGCTGATCACCCAGCCTGTCCCCAAGGAGCAGCTGGAGGACGAGGCGCGCCTGCACCTGGAAGCCCACTACGGACTGGTGAGGAAGTACTTCACTTGAGCACGCCGCTCGGTGTCCGGGGATGGAAGCCGGACGAGAACCTGATCGAACACGTCCGGCTGGCCGGGATGCCCATTACCGAGCTGACCGGCCCCGACCGCGCCTGGGTCGTGGCCGGTCTGGCCGCCGCTGGCTGGACAGCCGAGGAGACGGCCAAGCACCTGCGATGTTCGCTCCGGCTGATCCGCCAGATCAGGGCCGAGCCCATGTTCGTCGTCGCCTGCTACGCCCTCGGGCTGCGCGAGCAGCTGCTGCTCGCCGAGACCAGGGCCGCCGAGAACGAACGCGCCCACCGGCGCGCAATCACCCACCTGCGCAACGAGATGCGCCAGGTCATCGCCCAGCGCAATAAGCTCATCGACAAGAAATCCACCAACCGAAGGATTACCGCGTGATCACTCGCGTCATCACCGTCGGCGGCACCGGCGAGGTCGCTGGCACCCCGACCAACATGCTCAACCTGGCTGTGGCGCAGACCACCCGGCCGATCAACCACACCGACCTGGACTACCCGGCCAGCGTCACCATCTCCAACCCGGACGGCGACCTGGCCGGTGCCAGCGAGCTGGAGAGCCGCGCGGTCGGTCTCGCCAACCTCAAGGCGCTGCTGGAGACCAGCCCCGAGCCGGTCATCCTGATGGGCTACTCGCTCGGCGCGCTGGTGGTCTCGGACTACCTGGAACAGCGCGCGGCCGGTCTGCCCGGTCCCCAGATCGTCGCGGTGATCAACATCGCCAACCCCTCGCGCTGGGAAGGCGACAGCTACGGCATGCCCTCGGTCGGCTACGGCCTGGACGGCCCGCACGGCCCGTGGCCGATGGTCCCGCGCTACGAAATCGCCAACCCCGGTGACATGATCACCTCGGCCAGCGCCTGGACGCCGTGGCGTCGGTTCGCCGTGGTCATCCGGGGCCTGAGCTTCGGCAACCTCGCCGCGTGGGGTCCGGCGCTGCTGGCCGGTCTGGATGAACTCAAGGCACAGGGCCTCGGCGCGAACTGGTGGAAGCCCGAGTGGTGGATCGCCTTCGCGCAGGCACCCGGCGAGCTGTACGGCTACCTCTACGGTGGCGAGCACACCACCGCCTACACCCAGCGCGCCCAGTGGGCCGACGAGGAGGGCAACCTCGTCACCGGCGTGGCACTGGCGGCGCTGCTGGTGGATGCGTACTCTTAGACCCGGCGATATCCGAACACCGGCGACACTGCCCCGGCTTCCCTCACTGGGCCGGGGCAGTGTCGTGTCCGCACAACACCCGCCCATGCAGGGCGATGAGCTACCCTCGCGTCATGGCCTCGAAGACCTCTGCCGCCCCGTCCGAGCTGGCGCTGTTCCACCGCAACCCCAAGCGCGGTGACGTGCCCGCCATCGAGCGCAGCCTGCTCGCGCACGACCAGTACCGGCCCATCGTCGTCAACAAGGGCACCCACACCGGCCGACCGATGGAAGTGCTGGCGGGCAACCACACGCTCATCGCCATCCGCAACCTCGCCGAGCGCTATCCCGACGACGCGCGCTGGCACAAGGTCGCGATCCACGTCATCGACGTGGACGACGACCGGGCCACCCGCATCGTGCTCGCCGACAACCGGACCGCCGAGCTGGGCGGGATGGACGAAGAGACGCTGGCCGAGCTGCTGACCAACCTGGGCGGAGAGCTGGACGGCACCGGCTACTCCAGCGAAGACCTGGACGACCTCATTGCCCTCGGGCAGGAGGGCCTGGAGCACATCGAGTTCGACGCCAAGAAGAAGGGCCAGCGCGAGGACGGCCTGGTCGATGGCGACACCATCGAGGATCGCCAGGACGTGTACGCCGACCAGGCCACCCGGCTGATCATCCTCAATCTTCCGATCCCCCAGTTCATCTGGGCACAGGGCATCCTCGAACGCTACCGCGAGGCCACCGGGGTCGAGTCCAACGCCGAGGCGCTGCTCACCTTCCTGAGCGAGTGGTCGAACGAGACGCCTCCGGCCGCCGACGCCGAGCTGGAGCCCGTGCCCGGCACCGAGGCCGAGGCGGTCAACCCCTTCGCCCAGGCGTAGCCGTGAGCACGCCGCTCGAACGCCTGTACTTGCCCCGAGTGCTGACCCCGCAGCAGGCCAGCCACCTCGTCGGCGAGATGGTGACCGAGCGCGAGCCCTCTCTGCTCGCGCCCGGCACCGTGGTCCATGATGCCGAGACCGGCGCGCCCGTGCTGGCGTATCTGCCACTGGACGAGCCAGCCGCCCTGCGCCGCGCGGCGTTGAGCGTGGACTTCGACAAGTCCACCCTCGGCCGCCAGAAGAACTACCGTTCGCGCTCGCGCACGTTCGGGTTCTCACCACGGCGGCCCGTCGTCCTGCGGGAGGGCTGCACGCTCGCCGCGCTCGCGCACGAGCAGCCCGACGTGGAGCGCGTGCTGGAGTCCTACGCCGACCGGTTCAGCGCGGCGCTGGAGACCATCGACCCCGACATCGTGTCCAAGGACCAGGCCACCCTCGGTGACGTGCTGCCGGACTGGCGCATGGGCGAGGCGAAATTGTGGACCTCCGGCGTCGTCAACGACACCGCACAACTTCCGTACCACCGCGACGGCTTCAACTTCGCCACCTGGTCGGCGATGCCCGTGGTCCGGCGCGGTGTGCGCGGCGGGCACCTGCACCTGCCCGAGTACGACGTGACCGTGCCGTGCATGGACTCCACGGTGACCTACTTCCCCGGCTACACCTACGTCCACGGCGTCACGCCGATGACCAAGGCGCGGGCCGACGGCTACCGGATCAGCATCGTCTACTACGCCCTCAAGGGCATGAAGAACTGCCGCGAGGCGGCAGAGGAAACGCGCTACGCGCGGACCCGGCGAACCGAACGCGAGGCCGACATGGCCCGCCGTCTGGCCGCCGGAGACAAGGAGATTCCCCGGTGACCCTGCGCCGCGACCGTAGGCAGCGACTCGACCACTACGCCGAGTGGCACCACCTCCAGGTCGCGACTGGGGACATCGACCCGGCCTACCCCGTGCTGGCTCACATCGCCGGGCAGTTCGGCCGGACCGACGGCGCGTGGCTGGTGCTGCGGCACGTCGCCTACTACCACCTCGGCTCAGCGCTGCGCTCCTACGCCGAGAGCCAGGGACCGCGCCTGCCGTCGATGCTGTTGCGCCTGCCGACCGGCACCGAGCGCCGGGCGCACCGCGACGTACGCCAGTTCGCCGCGCACTGGGACGACCTCGTCCGCCAGGTCGCCGAGCACGGCGGCCCGCGCGAGTTCCTGACCCCGACGCAGACCGGGCGCGCCGGATGGGACGAGCTGATCGAGCGGCTGTGCGGCGTCCGGGGCAACGGCCGGTGGGCCGCGTACAAGACCGCTGAGCTGGCACAGAAGGTGCTCGGCGTGCCGATCATCGCCTCCGACGCCGGGCACGCCTACAGCACCGGCCCGCGCAAGGGCCTGGCCCTGCTCCAGGACATCCCCGGTGACAACTCGCCGGAATCCATCGCGATCCTGGACAACATGACCGACCAGCTCGCGCGCTGGCTGCCCGAGCGCGATATCGCGCAGGTGGAGACCAGCCTGTGCGACTTCCACTCGGCGTTCCGGGGTCGGTACTACATCGGCAAGGACATTGACGAACAGCTCCACCACCTGCTGGCCGTCCCGTCGGACTTCACTCCGCTGGCGCTGCGAGCGCGCCAGCTCGCCTTCCCGAATCAGTACCTCGGCGAGGAGCACGGCTGGACCGAGGTGGACAAGGAGCGCTGCAAGGTCTACCGCGACACCGGCCGCATCATCGTCCGGGAGCGGTGATGCGTGCGGCGGTCAGCGACCTGCTCGACCGCGTGATGCTGCGGGCAGCGCAATGGATATGGGACTGGACCCAGAGGAGGACACATGGCCGATGACCTGATGATCTACATGATCGGCGAGCCGGGATCGGGCAAGTCCACGCTTATGGCCCGGCTGACCGAACCGTGGTCGCGGCACCCCGCCGACGGCCAGCCCCGGCGCGACCTGCTGCTCGAAGGCGAGACCGTGCGCGGTGTGGAGCTGGGCAAGCGGCGCGCGGGCGGCTTCTCCGGCACCGACGCGCTCGGCTCGTCGGTGATCACCGTGGCCGAGCGCTGGCTGTACCAGCACGAAGCCCCCATCGTCCTCGGCGAAGGCGCGCGGCTCGGCAATGCGCGCTTCCTCAAGGCGGGCGTCGACGCCGGATATCGCGTGACGCTGGTCCTGCTGGAGCACGGTGACTCAGCCCGCTGGCGCGCCGCGCGCTCCGAAGCACTCGGCCGGACGCAGAACGCTGCATGGGTGAAGGGCCGTGCCACGGCCAGCCGTCGGCTTGCCGACCACCCGCCCGCTGGCGTCGGCGTCCTGCGCGGGCACCCCGACAACCTCTACCCCATCCTCTCCGAAAGGCTCGGCGCATGAGCATTCTCCGCAAGCTGGACTACGACGAGCTGGACCGCTACGCCACGCTCGCCAAGGCCGAAGTCGGCCAGATGAAGGCGGCTGGCGTGCCCGCCGACCAGCTCAAGCCCGAGCGCGAGGTGCTGTCCGAGTTCAGCCTCGCCAAGCGCTGGTCGCTGGAGGCGTACCTCCTGCGCGAGTCCACGGCCATCATCGTCGGCTTCAACAAGCGGGGCACCGACCCGTTCGGCCGGTACGCCAACGTCTACGTCGTCCACACCCGGCTCGCCGAACGCGGCAAGGGGCAGGCCGTGGAGGCGTACCGCGCGGTGATGATGCTGGCTGCGGTCCGGGGCGTGAAACGTATCGTGACGACAGCGGGCAGCTACGGCGGGTGGCGGACCCACCGCGCCCTCGGCTTGCCCGCGTGGGGCCTCAACGACAAGGGCCAGATCATCTCCGACGGACCGGTCCACCCGCAGCTGGATGTGCCCGGCCGTCCACCACGCGCCACCCAGGATCAGCCGATGACCCCGTACGAGCAGGTGCAGGTGCTCATCGACCCGAACGGTCCGTACCGGGTCAATCCCGCAGACCTCGAAGGCGATTGGCGGAAGCTCGCATGAACATCCTCATCGTCGGCGCGGGCATCTGCGGCTCGGCGCTGACCATCGCGGCGGTGCGCGCCGGGCACACGGTCACCCTCGTCAACGACGATCAGCCGATGGATTCGCTCAGCGCGGCGGCCGTCCTGCGCCGCGCCTGGCACGCCGGGTCCGAGCGCGCGCTGTTCAACCGGACCCTGGACCTGTACGCCGAGTGGGACATCCAGCTGCTCACCGGAGCCGTGGTCACCAGCTACCGTCGCAGCGAGCCCAAGTACGACCCGGACTGGCGGATGATCGACCCGGCCGCGCCGTTGGTCACGGCGTCGGTGTCCGGTCACGCCGTCGGCGTCGGCGAAGGCGTGGTGCGCGTCGGCGAGCAGACCTTCCACCCCGACGCCACCCTGTGGGCCACTGGCCGTTACGGCGGTGAGGTCACCGGCGTGACCTACGGCGTGACCTGGGTCCACGACAACCCCGACGCCGCGCTGATCGACCCGGCGCACATGCGCGTGCACCACATCGCCCCGTACAAGTCGGTCATGGCCGGTGAGGTCGGCGGCCGGGCGCGCTTCGGCTCCAGCTCGGCCACCAGCAGTGACAAGGCGCGGCAGCAGGCCAAGGACATGTACGCGCTCGGTGTCCGCGAGGGCATCATCCGCGACGACTCCGGTTGGTACGCCGTGTCCGGGCAGCGGGTCAAGACCGCGCCGAACGCCACCCTCGGCGGGATGCACCGGACCGGCTACGCGCTGGCTCCTGCACTGGCCGAGAGGATCATCGCCCGGATAGGGAGGTGACCATGATCGTCATGGAGCCGCACCAGCTGCTTAGCAAGACGAGCGGCTGGTCGGATGAACAGCGGCGCGAGTTCCTGGATGACCTGCGCCTCAAGGCCGCGCGCGTGCGCTACCCGACCCCGGCCGCGATGGCCGCCGACCTGCTGCCCGGCTACAACGTCACCCCGGCCGTCGAGCTGATCAGCGAGGTGGTCAAGGAGGCTGTGCTCACGCCGAACGGCCGCTACATCGTCACCACCCCGCCGCGCACCGGCAAGTCCGAGCTGGTGTCCGTCATCGGCCCGGTGTGGGCCAACGTGCACCGGCCCGGCATCGAGGTTATGCTCGCCAGCTACTCCGACACGCTCGCCACCGAGCACAGCCGCAAGTCACGGCGGCTGATCGTGGAGCACGGCGACAAGCTCGGCGTCCGACTCAACGCAGAGAAGACGGCCGTCGGCCACTGGACCACCAACCACGGCACCGGCCGGGGCGGGATGCTGGCGGGCGGCATCCTGTCCGGCATGACCGGCTTCGGTGCCGGGCTGCTGATCGTGGACGACATCTTCAAGAACCACCAGGAGGCGGACAGTGCGACGCTGCGCGCCCGCATCCTCAACGAGTTCCGCGAGACCCTGATGACGCGCCTCTACCCCGGCGCGTCGGTGATCATCGTCATGACCCGCTGGCACCCCGAAGACCTGGCCGGTGTCCTGCTCACCGGCGACGAGTGGACCTACATCAACATCCCTGCGCTGAGCGAGCCCGGCATCCCCGACGCGCTCGGCCGACCGCCTGGGGTGTACCTGGAGAGCGCGCTCGGCTTCACCCCGGCCGACTTCGCTGCCCGGCGCAAGCAGATCGGCGAGCGGGCCTGGTACGCGCTGTACCAGGGCGCTCCGACGCCGCCCGAGGGCGGACTGTTCGCGCGCTCGTGGTTCAACGCGCACCGGCTGGAGGTCCAGCCGGTGCGGACCGTGATGCGGATCGTCGCGGTGGACCCGGCCGAGACCGGTGAGCGCGACGAGGCCGGTGTCGTGGCCGCCGCGCTGCTGCCCGACGGGACGATGGCCCTCACCCATGACCGGTCCGGCCAGATGACCTCGGACGAGTGGGCGCACGCGGCGGTGAAGCTCGCGATGGAGACCGGCGCGAGCGAGATCGCGGTGGAAACCTACACGGCGGGCACGACCTACGTGGCCGTGGTGAAGCGGGCCATCGCGGCTTACCGTGACGCGCTCCGCAAGGACTACGACGGCAGCGATCCCGAGACCAGCGCGGCCATCCGCCGTACCTACGACCTGACCGTGTACCCGTGGCGCGGCAAGGGCGACGCCGTGGCGCGCTCGGCGCTGTTCCGCCAGGCCGTTGAGGTCGGCACCTGCCGGGTGGTCGCCGATGAGATGGCCGAGATGGAGAACCAGGCGGTGCTCTGGCAGGTCGGACAGCACCAGCCCGACCGCGTGGCCGCCAGCGTGATCGCTCACGACCGGCTGCCGTCGCTGGCCGGGCGCAAGACCACCCTCGGCTCGCCGCTCCGCAGTGCAAACCGCCCGGCCGGGGCAAACCCCAGCCGGGCGGCGTGGTTGAGCAGGAAGGTCGGCTAGGGCTCGATGCTGGCGGCGATGTCGCGCAGGATCGCGGCGTGCACGTCGGCGTCGGTGCCGTTCACCTCGTCGCCGAACTCGCCCAGCATGACGGACTCGCCGTTGGACAGCCGCTCCAGGATGTCCTTCACCTCGGCCAGGAAGCGGCCTGCGGTCGTGGTGACCGGGGTGACCTTGGCAATGACTTCTGCGGACATGGTGTTCTCCTCTACTGCTTCACCACGGCGATGCAGGCCGTGGTGCGGTTCTTGGTGTGGGCGAAGTGGTACATGCCGAACAGCTCGTGGCTGAACTCGTAGCCCAGCTCCTCGGCCTTCTTCACCAGCTCCCCCGCGCGGGCCGGGTCGGTGACCGTCATCACCGGCTCGTCGTGGGGGAACGGCTGGTCGGCGTAGGGGTGCTCCCAGATGGTCAGCGCGATCACCGGCCGACCTCCCGCAGCGCGACGGTCTGGAACTGCCGGTAGCTCACCTCGGTGTCGTCGCCGACGCCGATGAAGGTGTGACCGTCGTGGGTGTCCTCGTAGCGCACCACCCGGCCGTCGGCGAGCACGTCGCCGGGCACCAGGTCGGTTGCCGCCTTGATCTGCCTCATTAGGGGTCCTCTCCCTCGTGGCAGGGTTCCTTCCCCACCGTAACTAAAATAACCGGTGGACGGGTGTTGTGTCAACACCCGTCCGGTCGGTCCTACTTCTTGACCTCGATGTGCAGGTCGAAGGGCGTCAACCTCGCGCGCTCCGGCAGCGACTCGTCGGCCTGCGCCCGGCCCTCCAGGATGAAGCCGGGGCTGCACGGGCACGAGCAGCCCGCCTTCACGCTGAACTTGGCCTTGGTCCCGACGCCGGTCAGGTAGCCCGCGCGGACCGCCTCGTCCAGCAGCTCCATCAGCCGCTTGCCGCCGACCTTGGTGGTCGCCCGGCTCCACGCCTGCCACATCGCGGCCCGTACGTCGTCCTCGGCGGACCGCTCCGGCCCGGCCAGCGGGATCGAGTGGTAGCCCTCCCCGTAGTTGTTCGCGAACGGCTCCAGCTTCATCAGCTCCGGGGCCAGCGCGTCCAGCGCGCCGTAGACCCGCGTGGCCTTCGTCCAGTAGCCGCGCTCGTCCCGGCCGCGCCGGACGGCGGTGATGGTCAGGGTCTCGGTCTCGATGACGAACAGGCGGTGCTCGGGCAGGTCGGCGGTGATGACGTTCATGGGGCTCCTTTCCCTGGAGGAGCGGGTCCGTCCCGCTCACTGTAACTACAATAACCGCTCGCCGGGTGTTGTATCAACACCCGGCGAGCAGGAGGTCAGAAGTTCTTCGCGGGCAACTCGGGGAGGCCCAGTCGCTTCGCCATCGCGTCCGATTCCTTCACCCGGCGAGCGAAGGCGCGGTCGATCTTGGCGTCCATCCGGGCCATCAGGTCCGCGACCAGCTCGCCGGTCGTGGCGAAGATCGCCAGGCCCAGGGCCTCGATGTCGTCCATCCACTGGTCGAGCGAGGGGTGGTCGCCGTACCAGCGGATGTCGCAGCTCAGCTCGATGATCTTCCGCTCGGCGGAGGTGACGGTGCGGACCTGGCCGTGGTCGATGTTCAGCTCGGCGATCAGCTTCGTGGTAGCCATCTCAGGGTTCCTTCCCTCGGGAGCGGGTCCGTCCCGCTCACTGTAACTACAATAACCGCTCAACGGGTGTTGTGGCAAGCCCTCGGCAAGATTAATTTTCACCGTGCCGAACGGCTTGACACAACACCCGTCGCGCGGGCATTCTAGGTTACGGTGGGGAAGGCTCTGCGCAGCTCAGAGCCCTTCACCGAGTTGCCACCACACCAATCGGCCCTGCGCGAGCCCGGCCCGTAGACCGGGCTCGCTGTCATCCTCTCAGTGCGGGAGCAGATCGTGCTCCTTGCCGTGCTCGTTCAGCCGCTGCCGGAGCGAGCGGTGCGCGTCCACGAACCAGCCCTGGTGCCGCACGGTGCTGGCCGCCATCTCGCTGTCGAGCAGCGCGAGGACCTGCCGGTACGACAGGTTGTCCACGTACTCGCCCCGGCCGTCCTCGAACGGCGAGCTCGCGAAACACGCTGGGCACGAGCACCCGCTGTCGGTCCCGACCCGGTACCGCTTGGTGTCGGGGTTGTACTCCAGCCGGAACAGGTCGAACCCGTAGCTCTCCCCGCGCAGCTCCAGCTCCCCGATGAACTCCATGATGTTCTCCTCAGATGTAGTTGCCGTTGCCGTCGTGCGTCGACAGGTAGTGGGGAGGGCCGCAGCACTCGCAGCCTTCCTCGGCCACGTCCTGGCCGGTGATGTCCTTGAACTCGGCAGCCGCGACACCCTGCGAGACGCCGTAGCGCTTCGCGCGGGTCGCCAGCTGTCCCATGTAGCGGTACTTGCCGTCCTCGGCCAGCACGGGCTCCACGAAGCCGCGCCCGACGTGCTGGGAGACCCACTCCACGACCCAGCCCGCCTCCTCCAGCGCGTACCAGTCGGCGTCGGACAACCAGAACGATCCGCCCGAGTTGTTCTCGCTCAGCTGTACGTAGGGGCCTTCGTGGACGGCCACGACCTCGCCGACGATTTCGGCGTCGATGACCTCGGGTGCGAGTTCCAGTTCCTTGCCCATCGCGGGCCTCCTTCCAGAGTTCCGAGCGGGTCCGTCCCGCTCACGAGATAGATGCGGGCACCGGCCGGGCCGTGTCACCGGCCGGTGCCCTCCGGGGTCCAGCGCTCACGCTGGTCCGGTCGGCCGATCACGAGAGCCGCGAAGTCTCGTGACCGGCCAGGGGATGGTCTGAGATTAGACGGACAGCAGCTCGAACGCGCGCGACTTGATGTCGGCGAACGGGCCGCGCAGCGCCTTCTCCGGTGCGACGCCGAGCTGGCCCTCGCCACCGCGCACCGGCCACTTGTGGTCCACGTACTCGGTGACCGAGTTGTAGACGTTGTAGCGGGTGTCGCCGAGCATCCGGTTGGTGTCGCTGTCCATGCCGACCAGCACGCCGGTGACGTGCTCGATGCGGCTGTCGCGCTGGCGCTGCGTCTTGGCCTCCTCCACGCCGAAGACCGTGTGCAGCAGGCGCTCGGCCTCATCGCGCTCCACCTCGGCCTCGATCATCCGCTTCACCTGCTCCTCGAAGGCGTTGACGTACTTCCAGGTCAGCTTGAGCGATTCGCGCGCCTCGGCGACGGCATCGGTCGCGCCGCTGGTGTGGCGGATGCTCCAGCTCGACTTCGCCGACGCCAGCGCCGCGCTCTGAGTGTTGGCGCAGACGATGCGGACCGGGGTGACGACCAAGCGGAACGCGCCCCAGCCGTCGTGGCTGTTCAGCGCCGAGATGTAGAGGTCGGTCTGGTCGGTGCCGCCCGGCACGTCCAGGACCATCGCCTCGGGCAGCTTCATCGTCACGAAGGTCTCGCGACCGCCGCGCAGCGCTCCGGCCGTCTCGAAGTGCGCGCCGGACTCGTCCACGAGGACGTTCAGCATCTCGGCCGACTCCTCATTCTGGATGACGTGATAGCCCTTGCCGACCACGCCCAGCGGTTCGACCGCCTGGCTGATCGGGTTGGTCCGCACGGTGGCGAACTTGCCATCCACCGCGACCATGTTGCCGTCGGCGTCGGCGGTGAAGATCGGCTGCTTGCGCACGTTCCAGTTCGCCAGGTAGCTCTCGGCCATCACCTCGTCCGCCGTCATCAGGTGGCCGACCTGCTGTCCCAGCTGGTGCCAGGCGTCGGTGCGGGAGTCGGCGAAGAAGGTGGTGTTGTCGGTGCCGTCGAGGTCGTGTGCCATGAGGGCGTCCTTCCGGTCGGTCAGCGGGTCCGTCCCGCCGAACAGCAGCTACGATACGGCGGCTGTTAATCGAGGGCAAGTTTTCAGCGTAACTAATCTGAAAAATGTAAGCCTACCTGCGCGTTCGCCTGATCCCTTGACACAACACCCGTGAAAGCGGGTATTGTCTGTGACATGGCGAAACGAAAGATCGACACCCGCAGGCCCGACATCAAGGCGGCCCTGGAGGCTGGCTGGGTATACGTCGGCAGGACCAGAGGCTGCCACCTACGGTTCGAGCACCCCGGCACGAAGCAGCCGATGATCCTGTCCTCCACCCCGAGCGACTACCGCGCCGCTCGCAACGCCGTAGCGTGGATCAGGAGGAACACCCCACCGACACCATGAGGGAGAACGCGATGACGCTGACCACCGTCGTCGTGCTGGTGGCCTGGGTGCTGGCGCTCGCGCGCCTCACCCGGCTCATCAATGCCGACGAGCTGACCGACCCGCTGCGCATCTGGATCATGCACAAGACTGGCCCCGAGTCGAAGTGGTCCTATTTCGTCGGCTGCCCGTGGTGCGTGAGCATGTGGCTCGGCCTCGCCAGCGCGCCGTTCGCGCTGTGGCTGACCGACTTGGAGCTGTGGCTGTGGCCGGTCGTGGCCCTGGCCGGGTCGCACCTCACCGGTCTGCTCGCCGGACTGGACAACGAGCACATCGAGGTCGAGGTCGAGGAGTAGCTGACCGGCCGGGCGGTGCACGGTTGCACGCTGGCCGGATACCTTTGGCGCTGTGGCCCGTATCAGCATCCGTCGTCGTCCTCGTTCCGCGCGGTCGCTGACGGCTGCCGCCCAACGGGTGGTCGATCCGCAGAAGTCCTTCAAGTCCTCCCCGATGGGCAGCGCCGCTGGCGACTGGCAGGAGGAGGCGTGGCGCTACCTCGAACTGGTCGGTGAGCTGGCTTATTACGCGAGCTGGCGCGCGTCCTCGGCGAGCCGTGTCCGGTTCGTCGCCAGCGAACTCGGCCCGGACGGCAAGCCCACGGGCAACATCAGCGACGACAACCCCGAAGCCGAGCGCGTCCGGCAGATCGTCAACGACATCGGCGGCGGATCGGCCGGGCAGGGCCAGATTCTCAAGCGCGGCGTGTACCTGCTCACCATCCCCGGCGAGTACTGGGCAGCGATGCTCGTGCGCGATCCGTCGCGCGAGGAACAGGCGGACGGGTCGCCCGGCACCTCGCTGGTGCCCTCGGCGGTGCTCGGCCCGGCCGCTGTCCCTGAGCAGTGGTACGTGTTCAACCGGGATGAGATCAAGACCAAGGGCGAGGACGTGGTTCTCACCCTGCCCGACGGCACCAAGCACGTGTTCGACCCTAAGAACGACATCATGTTCCGGGTGTGGGAGCCGCACCCGAAGAACGCCACGCTGCCGATCAGCGCGGTGTGGTCGAACCGCGTGGTCCTCAACGAAATCGTGCGCTCCACCGCGACCATCGACAACGCAGCGAAGTCGCGCCTGGTCGGCAACGGCCTGATGTTCATCCCGCAGGAGATGAGCCTGCCGAACCAGGTCGCTCCGAGCGCGCTGCCCGTCGGCGCGTCCGACACCAACGCCCCGGACCCGGCATGGGAGCCCAGCACCAGCCAGGAGCTGCAAGACCTGATCTACGAGGTCGCCTCCACCGCGATCAAAGACCCGGACAGCCTGGCTGCGCTGTTGCCGATCATCGCCTCCGGCCCCGGCGAGTGGATCAAGAACATCCAGTGGCTGCGCCCGTCCAGCGACATCCCCGAGACCGCGCTCAAGACCCGCAACGAGGCCATCCGGCGTCTGGCGATGGGCCTGGACGTGGCCCCGGAGCGGCTGCTCGGCATGGGCGAGAACTCCAACCACTGGACGGCCTGGCTGACCGACGAGAACGATGTGCGCGTGCACATCGCGCCTCCGGTGGAGACCATCTGCGCGGCCTACACCCAGGAGGTGTTGCGGCCCGCGCTCGTGGAGGAGGGCATCGACCCGCTCAAGTACGTGATCTGGCACGACGACACCGACCTCACCCAAGACCCGGACAAGAAGGACGAAGCGCGCGACGCGCACGACCGTGGCGCGCTGTCGAGCGCGGCGCTGCGCGCGCACCTCGGTTTCGATGACGCTGACGGCTACGACCTCACCACCAAGGAGGGCTGGGCCGAGCTGGCGATGGATAAGGCGTCGAAAGACCCGACCCTCATCCCGCTGCTCGCGCCGCTGCTCGGTGCGCTCGTCGCCGACGTGCAGGCCCCGGCCACAGCACCCCAGGGTGAGTTGGAACCGGCTCCACCGGCCGAGGAGCCCGAAGCTGAAGACCAGCCCGAGGAGCCCGAGTCCGTGCCCGAGGGTGAGACGGCCAACGCGGCGGCCATCACCGTGGCGCGGCTGTGCGTGAACCGCGCGCTGGAGCTGGCGAACAAGCGGCGGCGCACCCGGACCAACGCCGAGGTGTTCCGCGACATCGCCATTGAGCTGGCGCACACCCGGATGGAACCGGTGCCCTACGGCGACGTGGACAAGCTGATCGAGGGCTGGTCCTCGGGACTGTCCGACACCGACCTGCGCCGGATCGGCCTGGACCCGAGCGCCTTCCGCGCGCTCGTGCGCGGGGTGGTCACCGTCTCGCTGGTGACCTCAACGCAGCCGGTGCTCACGATGTCGATGCTGCGGAGGAACTGATGTACCCGCCCTCCAAGCGCGAAGCCCTGCTCGGCCAGCTCCAGGCCGAGAAAGCCATCGAAGACCTGACGATGTACTGCTACCGGCTGTGGCTGCCCGGCGTGAACATGGCCGTGTTCCCCAGCCTCACCGCCGCTGGCGAGGAGGAGGAGCTGCCGCCCGACCCGAACGGCATCCCCGAAACCACACCGGTGTGGGAGTTCCTGCTGGACGAGGCGCTGCTGTACGGGCTCGGCCTGCTCTACGGGGCCGAGTTCCTGGCGGTGTTCGCCGCGCTGGCCGACGATGACGAAGGTCCGCCCGAGAGCGAAGACCCGCCCGCGCCGCGCCAGCCGACCGTGGTCCCCACCGGCGTCCCCGATATCGCCGAACTCCAGCAGGAGGTGCGGCGCATGGTCGCGCGGCGGCTGGGCGAGTCGTTGGCCTCGGTGGCCGACCTGGACGAGCGTCTGCGCCAGATGCCCTCGGTGCGCCAGCTCCAATCCAATTACCTTGCGGGCGTGCGGAACAGGATGGCTGGCACGCCGGACAGCGTGTTTCGCGAGATTGCCCAGGACGTGGACGATGGCCTGGCCGCTGGCGAGTCGCCGCTGGTCATCCGCGACCGGGTGCAGAAGCGGCTCAACATCCAGACCGGCGATTGGCCGGGCCGTGCCACCACGGTCGCGCGCACCGAGGCGGTCGGCGCGCAGTCGGCGGCCACCGTGGAGGCCGCGCAGCTCCAGGCCGACATCCTCGGCGAGGAGAACCTGGAGCAGGTCTGGATGTGCACCATCGACTCCAAGACCCGGCGCAGCCACTTCGCGGCCGACGGTCAGCGCGTTCCGCTCGGCGGCCGGTTCAAGGTCGGCCGGGCCGACCTTCGGTTCCCCGGCGACAGCTCCGGCCCGGCCGAGGAGACCATCAACTGCCGGTGCCGGGTGGCTGTGCTGGCGGCCGACGAGAAGCTGCCCGGTGAGGAAGATCGGCACACCGAACGCGGCCCCGGCGATTCCACCGTGGTGAACCGCGAAGGCTCCCAGGCCGACGAGATTGCCCGGCGCGCGGCCGACGGTGTGATCCGCGCGCGTGACGACGAAGACGGCGTGGGCAGCGTCTCGGCCTCTGCACGCTTCGGTGCCAAGCTGACAGACGAGTTCCTGCGGGAGGTCTACAACGACCTCCCCGAAGACCACCCGGCGCGCGAGGCGCTGGCCGAGCTAGTGACGACCCAGGAGAGCGAGATGGCTCAGTACCGCACTTTCAGCGCCGTGCTGGCGGTCATCGGTATTGAGACCGATGACGGCCGGATGTTCGCCAGCGACATCGACCTGACGTTCCGCGATATGCCGCTGCCGCTGCTGTGGCAGAAGCAGTCCGACATGGGGCACTTCAACAGCTACACCGTGGGCGTGATCGAATCCGCCTCGGTGTCGGGCAACCAGGTCATCGGCAACGGCTACCTGCTCGACAGTCCCGAGGCCGACGAAGCCGCCACCCAGATCGAGCACAAGGTCACCGGCCCGTCGGTGGACTTGGGCGATGTGACCTGGATGCTCACCGACGAGAACGGCAACGAGGTCGATTGGGACGACCTGGGGGACAACCCGGACATGAAGGTCATCGAGACCATCACGGCGGGCAAGCTGCTCGGCGCGACCCTGGTCTCCATCCCGGCGTTCGGCCAGACCTCCATCACCCTCGGTGCTCTGGAGGAGCGCGGTGAGGAGCAGGAGGCCATCGCAGCCAGTCTGGTCGCCTCGGTGGCCGCGCTGTACGCGCCGGTGTCGCACCCCGATGAGTTCTTCACTGACCCGGAGTTCTCCGGTCCGACGTTGCCGCACATGACGGCGGCCGGGCGCATCCAGGGCCACCTCGCAGTGTTCAACCAGTGCCACATCGGCATCCAGGACCGCTGCGTGATGGCCCCGAAGTCGGCCACCGACTACGCCTGGTTCCACACCGCGCCTCCGGTGCTGACCGAGAGCGGCAAGCGGGTGCCGGTCGGTCGGCTCACTGTGGGTGGTGGCCACGCTGACGGGCGGCTCGGCGTCGGTCCGACGATCGACCACTACGACAACGTCGGCACGTGTTTCGCGCTCGTGCACGTCGGCGAGGACGAGCACGGCATTTGGTTCTCCGGCGTCCCTGCCCCCGGCGCGACCGAAGACCAGATCGCGGCCGGGCTCGCCGCGCCGCTGTCCGGCGATTGGCGCAACGTCGGCGGCAACTTGGAGCTGGTGGCCGCGCTGGCGGTCAACACCCCCGGTTTCCCCATCGTCGCCTCCGGCGCCACCAACGAGCGGGACGAGCCGTTGTCGCTGGTGGCTTCACTCGGTCCGTGCAAGGACACCGCCGGTGAGCTGGTGCTGTCCGAGCAGCAGATCAGGGTGCTCGGACGGGCAGTGGTCGCGGAGATGCGCGCAGCCCAGCGGCGCACGGCCAAGGCCAAGGAACTCATCGCGGCGGCAGAGCAGCCGAAGCGGGATGCGCGGCGCAGCGCCGCGCTGGACCTCATCTCGAAGGTAGGAGGCTGACATGGGTTGCGGATGCGGCGGACGGAACCGGCGCGCGGCGAAGGCCGCTGGCGGCGGAGCGGTCGGGACCAAGGTCTACTCGGTGACGCTGCCTGGCGAAACTGAGCCCAGGGAGTACCTGACTCCCCTGGAGGCCAAGCGCGCGATCCGTCGCGCGGGCGGCGGCACGATGAAGATCGTCACCCAGAAACCGGCGCTGGCGAAGGTGTCCTGAGCGGCGCTGCACGGTGGCGCTCTACTGTGTGATGCGTACGACGAGTCCTGATCTGGCTGCGGGCCGAGGGCGCGTCTGGCGAGGACGTACCAACGAGAACCTGACGAAGAGAAGGGACTGGGTTCGTGGACGAGGAACTGTTCAAGCTCCCGGAGGAGCTGCCGACCGAGCTGGACGCTCTCGGCGATCTGCGGGCCGAGGCCCAGGCAGCATTCGACAAGATCAAGAGCAAGGTCGAGGCCGGTGACGACCTGACCGACGAGGAACTGGACCACCTCAAGTACGTGGTCGATTCCATCACTCAGATCGACACCGCCACCGCCGCTGCGGAGGAAGCCAAGGAAGCTCGCAACCAGAGCATCGCCGACCTGATCAGGGCGGGCGATGGCGAGGACGACGAGTCGGACAAGGACGGCGACACCGACGACGACGAGGAAGGCTCGGAGGAGAACTCCGAGGCTGCCGCCGATGTCATCGCCGAGGCCGAGAAGGCGACCGAGGAAGCGGCCAAGGAAGGCGTCGCTGCCTCCGGCGCTCGCAAGCCGGGCAAGCAGCTCGCGCGGACCAGCTTCAAAGGCCTCGCCAAGGGCAAGACCCCGGCCGTGCCGAAGTCGGAAATCGGCTGGCAGATGGACCCGCAGGCGCACGGCTACAAGCCGGGTCTGGTGTCCTTCTCCGACCTGGCCGCCGCTGTCGAGTCCGTACGCCCCGGCGCACGTGCCCGGTCGAACCGTCCCGCCACCGGTGGCTACGCGCAGCTGTCGCTCGCGCGCCTCCAGCGTGACGTGAAGGAGGTCAGCGACTCGCACGAGCTGGTCGCGGCCATCGAGGCGGCCACCGACGAGACCAAGCTGCCGGGCGGAAGCCTGACGGCGGCCGGTGGCTGGTGTGCCCCGTCGGAGACGCTGTACGACTTCTGTGAGGTGCCCTCGGCGACCGACCTCATCTCGCTGCCGGAAATCACCATCCGGCGCGGCGGTGTGCGCTGGCCCATCGAGCCGGACCTCTCGGAAATCTTCGAGTCGTTCCAGTTCTTCTTCACCGAGCCTCAGCTGGAAGCCGTTGACGGCGAAGGCAATCCGACCGCCATCAAGGAATGCGTCGAGATTCCCTGCCCCGACGAGTTCGAGGAGCTGCGGCTCAACGTCGTGGGCTACTGCGTCGAGGCGGGCATCCTCCAGACGCAGGGCTGGCCGGAGCTGATCGAGTGGTTCATGCGCTCGCTGGTCGCGGAGCACCTGCGCGCCATCTCGCGCCGGACCATCCTCGATATGGTCGCTGGTTCCACCGCGCTGACCATCCCGGCCGACACCCAGATCGCGGCGGGCAGTTCGCTGCTCAACTCGCTGTCGCTGATGGCCGTCAACCTGCGCCTGAACAAGGGCCTGGGTCGCACCGCCACCATCGAGGGCGTCGCCCCGAGCTGGCTGCACGAGCTGGTCCGCGCCGATCTGGCGAACCAGCAGGGTGTCGAGACCAAGAACGTCACCGACTCCCAGATCACCGCATGGTTCTCGGCGCGCAACATCGCGTTGCAGTTCGTCGGCGACTGGCAGACCCGCGAGGCGGGCCAGCCGGGCAACCTGGCGACCGTCCAGTGGCCGGACACCGTGCAGGTGCTGCTCTACCCGGCCGGTACCTGGTTCCGCGCGCTGAGCAACGTCATCGAACTGGGCGTGCAGTACCCGCGCGAACTCCTCCAGGTGAACCGGTACACCCGGTTCTTCACTGAGGATGCCATCGCCATCGGCAAGCGCTGCAACGAGTCGCTGGTCGTCACCGTGCCGGTCTGCCCGAACGGTGCCTACGGCGCGCAGGACGCCATCACCTGCGGCGCGGGCAACGGCGAGGGTGAGGGTGAAGGTGAAGGTGAAGGCGAGGGTGAGGGCGAGTAATCGCCTGCGCCCTCTGATCTGTTGCGCCGGGGTGGCCCCCTGCCCCGGCGCAGCACCAGACCTGGAGGGTGCGCCGTAACGTGAGGCCGTCACGGCGCACCCTTCGGGGCCTACGGCCCCAAGAGAGGAGCTACCGTGACGAACCCGATGCCGGTCGTAGAGTTCGACGCACCTGCCGTCAATCCGGCTGGTCTCGGGCTGTACGCGGCGGCCACCGTCTTCGACACCGCACGGCCCAGCCGAATCCTGGCTGGCGTCAACGTTCGGCCCTATAACTGCTCAGAGGCGTTCGGCACCTGGCCGACTGACCCCTGTGCCGACCCGGACCCCGAGCTGCGCAAGTTCGGTGTGCGCCCGGAGGCCGGCGAGCCGTTCGACCCGTTGCAGCCGTGGGCCTACGACGAGTGCGGGCCGGGCGTGACCGACGAGGAGTCCCGCGCGCGGGCCGCTCAGACGCTGCGGCTCCAGGAGCCGTTGCTGGTGGAGTCCGCCTTCGCCGCGCGACTGCTCGCCGACGCGGGCGCTGTCCCTGGCGGCATCGGCACCGCGACCGACCTCGCCGATGCCATCGGCCAGCTGGAAGTCGCGCTCGGCGAGACCGGCTACCAGGGTTACATCCACGCTTCGCGGTACTGGGCTCCCCAGGCCAGCCAGTACCGCTGGGACAACCAGACCGGGGCGGTGCTCAAGACGCCGTTGCGGCACTCCTGGGTGTTCGGAGGCGGCTACGCCTCGGTGCTCGGCAACACGCTGGTCGCCACCGGTCCGGTGTTCGTCTGGCGCGACGAGCTGACCGTCAACACCACCTTCGATTACCGGGTGAACATCAAGGCGTCGGTCGCTGAGCGGACCGTCGTCGTCGGATACGAATGCATCATCGCGGCAGTCACCATCGGCGGAGGAGCCGGTGAGGGCGAAGGCGAGGGTGAAGGCGAAGGAGAAGGCGAGTAATGCCGAAGGGTATCGAGGTCGAGGTCGAAAACGGCTTCGCCAAGCTGACATTCACCGACCCGGCCCTGCGCGGCCCGTCGCTCCAGAAGATCATCGACGCCAGCAGCCCGGCGTTCGTGTCCGTGGACACCTCGGGCACCAAGCGCAGCTACGTGACCCTGGAGTCTGTCGCCCGCGACGCCGGTCTACTGGACGAGCCGGAACCGGAGCCAGCACCGGCTCCCGAGCCCGAGCCTGTGAAGGCCCCGGCCAAGAAGGCTGCGCCGCGTAAGGCCCCGGCCAAGAAGGCCGCGCCGAAGAAGGCGGCACCGAAACCGGTCGTAGTTGAGGAGGTGACTCCCGTTGTGGAGGAGCCTGTCTCGGCCCCGACCGCCGAGGTGAACCCGTTCGATCCAGGAGGCGGTGAGTGATGAGCGGCGGTGTGTCCCCCGAGGTTCAGCAGGCGATGGAGGAGCGCCTGCGTGAGCTTCTGGAGGCGCAGCCGTGGTGGAGGCGATACGCGAACACGGCTACGTCCATCGTCACCAACCTGGTGCTGGTGGCGTGGCTCCTGATCGCATCGGGGATGGCGTTTCCTTCCTGGCTGGAGTGGACGGTGGCCGCGATTCTGTTCGCGGGCAACGTCCTCGGAATCCGGCGCACGCCCAACGGCGTGACGCCATCTCTGATTGATCTGGTGGTTGGTGGCGCAGGCGGGCGGCACCGCCTGTGAGGATGAGGAGTTGCGGCTATGGAGTTGGCCCCGTTCATCGCGGACCTGACACCGGCCGGAATCCTCGGGCTGGTCGTTGTCATGATCCTGCTGGGCTGGTTGGTCCCGGCTCGCATGGTCCGTACGCTGATGGCAGGTAAGGATGCCCTGATCAACGAGCAGAAGGCCCACATTGCTACGCAGAGCCGAGCACTGGAAGCCGCGCTCCGGGGTAACACAGCGACCGAGGCGGTGCTTACGGCGACGGCCGAAATTCAGCACCGGAGCGGAGCGGACGATGGTCAACCAGCCGAGTAAGCGCTGGAGCTGGTTCTGGCGGCTCACGCCGTGGGGGCGGAAGGCACTGGAGGAGCTGGGCGAGACCGACCAGGCCATCCGGGAAGTCCGCGACGCTCGGCTTCGGGAGTGTGCGCGTTACCAGGAAATTGCTCGGCAGAGCGCGGTGTTGCAGCAGGCAGCGGACGAAAACGGTTTCGTCCAGCAGCTCAGCCAGGGATTCCACCCGAGGACGACATGAGGCACCCGTTCACCCGGCGCAATAACGCAGGCGCACTGGCAATCTTCGCGCTAATCGGGCTCACCGCTGCCGTGCTGGTGGACGATGCCCGGACCGGCACGTATATCTTCCTCGGCGTCACCGCCGCCCAGGCGTGGTGCTTCACCCTCTTCTACGGCTTGGCCTCCACCTGGCGGGCCACCGCCGCTGCCCGCGCGCTGTTCTGGATCGTGCTGGCCTACGCGCTGCTGTCCACCCACCTGCTCGTCACCGTGACCACCGGCTTCCGGCCGCCGTGGAACCAGGGCGTGCGGCAGGTGCTCTACTTCGGGCTCGCACTGGCGGCGATGAACCTGATCCTTACCACGCTGCGGCTGGTGCTCGACGGGCGGCGTGCCCGATAGCGTCTGCACGCCCGCACGCTACTGTCGGTCCCGACGGCCTCACCGTTGTGGATTCACTCAAAGGGAGTGGCAGGGTGCTTGTCGTCGCTGGACTTGAGGCCCGCGTACTGCGCGGCGGCTCGGTCGCGCGCACAGGTCTTGCACTTACGCCCGGCGCGGTTCTCGTAGCAGTTGTCCGGGGTGAGTTCATGCCCCCGCTTGCAGTGGGTCTTCTGGGAGTTCCAGTGCCCACCGTTACGAACCATGTCCGCCACGTTGTGCGCTTGCGTTCCCCATTCCAGGTTCTCTACGCAGTTGTTGCTTCGGTCATCGTTCAGATGACGGGCTACCTGCCCTACCGGGCGCGGCCCGACGAAGGTTTCCAGGACCAGTTGATGAACCTTCCGTCGGCGGCGTGCTCCGGTGCGGAGGCGGACTTCCAGGTATCGGGAATGCGCTGGACCACTCCAGGTTTGAGTGACCGGCTGCGCCGGTTCTACAAGTCTTCCGTGAGGGTCCAGCAGGTCCGACCTGCGTACTTCTCCACGGTTGGAAATCTCGTATCCGGGGTGTCCGGGTACGGGCTCCCAGATATCGGTGTCGGTCATGACACTCGATTCTATGCCCTGAAAGGAACGTAAACATGGCCGTTTTCCCTGTGGTTAAGGGCACCGTGCTGAGGGCCACAAAGGTCAACAACTGTGGTCTGCCGGTCGCCGGACCGGCGAACCGGGTGGTCACCCCCGGCTGGGTGTCGCTGACCATCTCTCCTGAGTTCCAGGAGGCCGAGGAGCTGGAGCAGCGCAACGCCGAGGGTCGCGTCTGCGTCCAGGACCGCACCCCGCCCGAGCGCAAGTACTACAACCTGGAGCTGACGCTCTGCCAGGTCAACACCTGCCTCATCTCGCTGTTCAACAGCTGGGTGCAGGAGCTGGACTGGGAGGGCAACGCGGTCGGTTTCCGCGACCAGCGCGAGGTCGAGGCCGACTTCGGTGTGGCTCTGGAGCTGTGGGCCGGTGGCCGTGCAGGCACCGACTGCCCGCTGCCCGAGGACGATTCAATCTTCGCCTCGGCGGGCACCGGTCGTAACTACGGCTACGTGCTCACCTTCGGCACCGAGTTCGTGCTCGGCGACATCGAGATCGCGGCGTCCGTCGCGACCTTCGTGCTCACCGGCATCTCGTTCCCCGCGCCGCAGTGGGGCCGTGGTCTCTACAACGTCGTGGCAATCGACAGCTCCAACACCCCCGGCCGTCTGCTCACCCCGCTCGGCCAGGACCAGCAGCTGGTCATCCAGCGGACCCCGGTCCCGCCCCCGGACCCGACCCCTGGCGAGGAGTGCTGCCCGGTGGACATCGCCGGGGTGTTCACCGCGCCGAACTACTACTTCGGTGGCCCGGCCGGTGAACCCGCAGCCGATATCGCGCCGGATCAGCCCGCCTGCGAGGGTGAAGGCGAGGGTGAAGGCGAGGGTGAGGGCGAAGGCGAGTAATGCCGACGTTCCCGACCGGTCCGAACACGCTGCTGTTGCTGTCGGGCGGACTCGATTCCGCCTACTGCCTCTGGAAGCATGTTCGGACCGGTCAGCCCATCCGCACGCACCATGTCGTTCTCGCCGACCACGAGGGACGACAGGAGGTCGAACGGGTCGCTACACAGCGGGTGCTCGCCTGGGTCCACGCCAAGGTGCCCGGCTCCCGCGCGCTCATCCAGCACACGGAGAGCCGCGTGAGCTTCGGGGACTTGCGCTGGATTCCGAAGAACTACCACCTGTGGGCGTACTGGACAGGCGTCATCATGGCGGCCCCGTCCGGCCGGGCCATCACCGACATCATCCTGCCCCGGCACAGCGACGCTTTCGCTGGCGGTCCCACCGGCCCGTCGGCGCGGCGCAGCGACACGGCCTACAAGGGCCACGTGAAGCTCATTGCCGGGCGCGAACCGGTGCTCCGGTACCCAATGGCCCATCTCACCAAGGCGCAGGTCATCGCCGACATGCCGCAGGGTCTGATCGACGCGAGCTGGTGGTGCCGTACCCCGCGCAACGGGACGCGGTGCCACAAGTGCGCGACCTGCAAGCTGGTCGATCCCGCTCTCGCCGCGCGGGCGCGGAAGGTAGGCTGACCGGCGCGGGCTGACCTTGCCCGCCCCATGAGAAACGGCCCGGACGCTCAGCGTCCGGGCCGTTCTCGTTGTTCAGGATCAGATCTCCAGCTCCAGGTCGGAGGGGAGCAGGGAGACGATCTTGGCGTCGGAGGGCAGCATCTCCATCAGCTCCTCGAAGGCGTCGGCCTTCGACTCAGCGGCGACGTGCAGGACCATCTCGGAGCCGTTGCGAACGATGTTGGCGACAAACATGTGGGATTCCTTCCCTCGGGAGCGGGTCTGTCCCGCTCACTGAAACTACAATAACCGTTCGGCGGGTGTTGTGTCAACACCGGTCGTTACCTGTCCTTATCCGTGGTGATGCACGGGCACCGGCTACCGTCGTGGGCATGAGCTGCACGTGGCCGGTAGACCGGACATGCCTGCCGGTCTCCGAATCGGAGCCCGAGCGCATCAAGCAGGAGCACGCCGAAGACCTCGCCGTCTCGGTGCTCTGGGCGCTGTCCGGGCGGCAGTTCGGCATCTGCCCGGTCATCGCCCGGCCGTGCCCGACGGCGTGCACCAGCACGGCCTATGACCTCCTCGGTGGACCGGGCTGGTTCCCGCTGTGGGACGGCGCGAACTGGCGCAATGTGCGGTGCGGCTGCACCGGCAAGTGCGAGGCCACCGGTCCGACGGTGATCCACCTCGGGTCCACCAAGGGTCTGCCGATCCAGGAAGTCACCGAGGTCCGCATTGCGGGCGAGATCATGGACCCGTCGCTGTACTCGCTGGAGGGCGATCTGCTCTACCGGCGCGACGGTGCCCAGTGGCCCACCCAAGACCTCACCCGGCCGCTGGACGAGCCGGGCACCTGGTCGGTCAGCTACACCCAGGGCAACCCGCCACCGGCCGGTACCGCCACCCTGGTCGCGCTGCTCGCCAAGGAGTTCCTGGATGCGTGCGGCGGTGGCAAGTGCCGCCTGCCCCGGCGCGTGCAGACTGTCTCCCGGCAGGGCGTCACCTACAACATGATCGACCCCACCGACATCTACCGCGACGGCCTGACTGGCCTTCCCGAGGTGGACATCTGGATCGCGTCGGTGAACCCGCACCGCCTCCAGGGCGCGCCGAGGGTGAGGTGACATGGACGACCCCGTGAGCTGCGTGATCAACGGCACCATCTGCGCACTGCGCGAAGCGTTCTCACCCGAGAGCGCGGTGCCGCCGCTCGGCGGTGGTACCTCCAAGGTGCGCGTATTCGCTGGCGACGCTGCGCCGCTGGCTGCCTGGGACGCGCACCGCGACGATTGCGAGTGCAACGAGCCGTTCCTGTGGGTCCGGCTGATGCGCCGCTACCGCAGCCAGACCTTCCCGCAGCCCTACGTCGGCCCGGACCCCTGCCCGGTGCCGATCGTCGTGGCCGTCGAAATCGGCGTTGGCCGGTGCGCGGCGATGTCCATCGAGGGCTGCTCGTGGGAGAGCTACGAGTCCGAAGCCGAAATCAGCCTGGACGATTCATGGCGCATCGAGTTGGCGCTGTGCCGCGCCGTTGCGCTGCTCAAGAAAGAGCGGTGCTCGGACCTCGTGGCAACCGACGCCGTGATCCCCTACGGTCCCGAGGGCGGCGTGGTCGCCTGGATCGGCACCCTCTACGCACAGGTCTAGGAGAACAGCATGAAGGTCACCATCGAAGGTTCCAGCGTCGTCCGCAACACCTTCCTCGCGCCCGGCCGCCAGGTCACCGTGGAGCGGACTCCCCTCGTCGCGAAGATGATCCGGCGCGGCTACGTCAACGTTGTGATCCCCGAGCCGAAGCCGACCATCCCGGACCCGGTTACTGTGCAGGAAACGATGGCTGAGGTGGAGCGCGT